GGCACAACTGACGTTGAAATACAGCCGCCATTACGCGCTGATGCTAGTAGTGCTACAGTCGATTTTACACAGCCTTTAGGAACATGGAGACTTGCTACTAACGATGTGAATTGGTCTACCGGTACAAGCCAGTTAACACCATTTACCTTTGCTTGCGTTGAGGTTATCTAATGAGTAGAGGGACTTCATGCCGATATGGAGACAGCAGTTGAAAATACTGTTGTCAGACCTTTCTTACTTATCGACTTAGAGTTTAGTTCACCTATTTACCTTTGGTCAGGTTATGGCGATTTAAACTATGCACAGCACTGACTATCTTGGTGTTGGTGAGTTGCTAGGATTTAACGCTATAGAAGAATCGCAAGACTTAGGTGCTAAAGGGATTACTATCAACCTATCTGGTATCAATGGCACAACCCTGCTCACTAAAGCACTAACAGAAGAATATCAAGGTAAAGAGGTTACAATTAAACTTGGCATATTCGATAGCTTCGGAGATATACACAATACACCTGTTACTATCTTTTCAGGTTTTATGGATGTTTTAACTATTGATGAGGGTGGAGAAACATCTACTATTAATCTTTCTGTAGAAAACAAGCTAATTCAGTTAGGCAGAAGCAAGACCAGAAGATATAACAGTGCAGACCAACGTGCAGACCACCCAACAGATGAGGGTTTTGATTACGTTGCAAGCATTGCAGAAAAAGACATCACATGGGGCGGAGAGACTATCAAGCCAGCATCACAGCAAGCTAAGTAATAACTACAGGGGAAAGGCATGGAATATCGAGAGGAATCTTACACCAACATCAAAGATGATATTAAGCCGCTAATCGAACAACACTGGAAACAGATTGCAGTAAACAAAGACAAGATTAAGTTGAACCCTGACTGGGATGAGTATCAAAGACTGTACTTTGCAGGTAATCTAAAGATATTCACAGCCAGAGACAATAGTGAGTTAGTTGGCTATTTTATAGCTGTAGTATCAAGAAACATACACTACAAAGATCACCTGTTTGCCAACAACGATGTGATATATGTTAGACCAGACAAACGCGCTGGCATGACAGGATTTAAGCTAATCAAATACGCAGAAAGCAGATTAAAAGAGATGGGTGTTAGTGTAATTAATATAAACACTAAAGTTCATGCGCCTTTTGATAGTTTAATGGATCGAATGGGTTATAATCTGATTGAGCGTTTATATTCTAAATATATAGGTTAATTATGGCAGTAGCGGCATTTTCAGCATTAACTTCAACTCTATTAGCAGGGGCGACTGGTGTCACTCTTTTCGGCACAACAATGTTTGGTATGCAAGCATTTCTTGCTATGACTGCTACCTTTGCTGTATTAGGTGCGGTTAGTCGCTCCCTATTTGGTCAGCCTGAATTGAATACTATGGATGGCATTAACTTTAATGTGCGCGATCCAGCAAGCACCAGAAAGATAGTCTATGGCACTGCACGAGTAGGCGGCACGATTGTATTCTTTAACACCAGTGATACTAACAACAACTATCTACACATGGTTATTGCTGTTGCGGGGCATGAGATAGAAAGTTTTGAAGAAGTATATTTTGGTGATGAAAAGGTTTGGGATGGTGGAAGCTACCTTAACGACTGGGATGACCACTGCTTACTTAGCTTTCACGATGGCTCACAGACTACAGCAGACAGCACCTTAGTCAATGCGGCAACTGGCTGGTCTGCAGATCACAAGTTATTAGATACAGCCTACATCTACGCGCGCTTAGACTACGACAGGGCAAAATATGTATCTGGCGTACCTAATATTTCATGTGTAATTAAGGGCAAGAAAGTATACGACCCAAGAACAACTACAACAGTTTGGTCTGATAACCCTGCGCTTATTCTTAATGACTATCTAAAAGACACTAAGTATGGTCTAGGCGAGTCAGCATCTAAGATAGATACCACTGCGCTAACTACTGCGGCCAATATATGCGATGAAAATATGCCTATTGGCGGTGGGAGCAATCAGAAAAAGTACACTTGCGATGGCGTGTTAGATACCGCTTCAAGCATCAAGTCTAACGTAGAAAACATCTTAACAAGCATGATGGGTAGCCTACACTGGTCAGATGGCAAGTTTTATATACTTGCTCAAAAATATGTTACGCCTGTTGCAGATGCTATCGATGAAGATGTAATTGTTGCACCTATCAAAGTATCTACTAAGCGTAGCAGATCATCTTTGTATAACTCAGTTAAAGGTAAGTTTGTATCTACTGAGAATAACTACGTTGTAGCTGATTACCCGACACAGTCTGTTGCACAATACGTCACAGATGATGGCGAGGAGTTAGCACTTGATTTAACCCTACCAATGACTACTGAGAACAAGCGAGCGCAGAGAATAGCTTATCTGACTATGAAGAAGTCTAGACTACAGATGAGCATTAATATGCAACTTAATCTGTCTGGCTTAAAGTACAAGGTTGGCGACAATGTTAAGGTTGTTAATTCACGCTTTGGTTGGACTACTGGTAGCCCTAAGATATTCGAGATAACCAATCTACGAATTGTGCCTGATCCTGAGAGAGGCATCTTAGTTGAGATAGATGCTGTAGAGAATGAAGATGTAGATGACTGGACTGGCACTAGCGCAGGGAGCTTTGTTGTACCTACTGCACCTGACGTTTATACAGGTACAGAAGTTGTTGCTCCGACCAACATGAAAGTTTACGGCTTTGACAAAAGCACACGTAGAGGCGTTAAAAAAGTTAAGATTGTTTGGGATGGTGTAGAAGAAGCTGATGGCGCAACACCATACGAGCCATATTTTAAGCAGTATGTTATAGATGTTAAGTCAAGCCACGCTAAGTACGATGTTACACACTACACAAGAACACTCAACCAGCTAGTGGATATATACAGCACAGGTAAGCATAAGCATACAACTGTCGAAGTTCGCGCAGAAAACATACGAGGATATTTGAGTCAGCCTTTAGTTAGCGCAGAACTAAAAAGCCAAACCATATATCCAGAAGAACCATTAGAGCCAACACTTACTTTCTACGGCACACAGGCTACACCAACGGAAGAATATTTAACACAGCTAGTGAGAGATCATGGTGTTCAAGTTGTCAATGGACTAGAAATATTATACGTTCAAGTTGATGGCAACAATGACCCTGTAAACTCAGCAGAATATGAGTTCACAACAGAAAACTTTATTATCAATAGAACTACAGACGATTTAGCAGAAGAAGTAGATATATCTGATTTGCCAGAGCTACTAACTAATGGAACATTTAGCGACACATCAGCTTGGATTTTACCTGATAATCCGCAATGGGAAATAACAGGCGGCAAATTAGTCTACGACAACCCCCCTAATGGTGCTGGTTTTATATGGCAAGATGTGCAGACAGATACGATAGGTAATCACACTGCATCATTTAATATTTTATCGTTAACAGGCACTGTAGCACTATCTATTTATGAAAATGGAGTCTCTATTGCCACAGAATATTACACGACTACAGGCGTCAAGACTTTAGACTTTACAAGTCAAAACAGAAACCTACAATTTGCTATTGTAAGATTCTCACCAAGTACATTTGCGGCAGAAATTGACACAGCATCACTAAAAGCTAAATTAGATGATGCAGTACAAGAATATACTTTGTTTCTACCTGAAAGCGTTACTGAGACTGTTACTTTTGCACATACTGAAACAGACAAAGATGGCGTACCTGCAACTGGAGTGACAGAAACATACACAGGATTTACTGGGACAAATCTAACTGATGCTGGTCGTAAATATGTTAAAGTTAAGCTAGAAAGAAGCACAGCTAATGTTGGCTTTTCACAATTAAAAACAACGGTTACTGCATCTTGGACAGTAACAGGATCTGGTATAGGCGATGTAGTGAAGCAAGCAGAAGCAGAGATATTTTTAACAGCGAGGGTAATATCGTGAGTTGGTCACAAAAGAAAAGTAAGCTCAGTGGCAACACTATTATTGATGGCACTATAGAGGGCGATCAGTTAGCAGACGATACAGTTACTTTTGCTAAATTAAATGGCGTTAAAGATGAAGATGATTTCGCATCTAATAGCAATACTTCCCTAGCTACTCAGCAGTCTATTAAGGCTTATGTTGATGGTTTGTTAGATAAAAAAGAAACGCAATATGGTGCGGCACATGATAGTCTAAACATGAGCTTGAACACATCACATCAAACAGTACACACAACATACAAAACGCTACCATATACAGAAAAAAGACTGCAAACGGCTAAGTTTCAGGTTTCCATGCAGAGTGGTTCTAGCACATTTAGAAATGATACTCAATTTTATATAACAGTGACTAAGCCATCTACAACTACAGCATATTCTATTGGAACGGCAACATATTTAAGCAACCCGTTCCAGTATGTGCATCGAATTACCTTTGATGGGGATATAACAGACAAGTTAACTGTTGGTGGATCTATAGGTCTTAATCTAGATTCATCATCATATTTTGCCGATAGAGGCGTAAGAGGATTTTATTACCAGCAAAGTAGTGATTATACAGTTGTTGAATACAGTTCATACCCAAGTGCAATAGTTTCATCGGGATCGCCTGTTGAAGTTTTTTTTGATCCTTTCCATTGGCTTGTCGCTGGCACAGATGTAAATGTAGAACTTTTCAATATTGATTTGCCGTATAGCCAACAGCAGGGAGTGTTTACAATAGAAGCTAGGTTAGGATATTTTAGCCAAGCATCGAGCTACAAGCTGAGAGGAAAAGAGCTAACATCAGGCGATGTGGTTACAATAAATAAATTAGACCACACTCTAAAAGTGAGGAAGCTGTAATGAAAGTTGGCAAATTTGTTTTGAATAGTGATGGTGTTGTAGAAGAAGTGCCTAATGACGAATCATATGGAACATGGGCGGAAGCGTTTGATGTTGCGCGCGCATTGCAAAATGATACTATTGATGACGACAGTGTTGTTGATATATTTGTTGCCGCAGAAACATCGCCCACAACTTATGTTATTAAAAGCATATTAGAGTAGCGAATGATATAATCGCTAGATACATAACTGGAGAACAACATGACAGCCGCAAAATACGATCTTGAAATAGATCAGGGTTCTAGTTTCAGCACATCTATAACAGTGAATGAAAACAATAGCCCAAAAAACCTGACTGGATTTGGTGCTAGAGCGCAAATGCGCCCATCTATAGATTCGCCTGACAACCAAAAAACTGATTTCACTTTTGATCTTACAAGCGCAAGCACTGGAATCATTATTATGAAGTTGTCGCATACAGTGAGTACATCTTTAACTTCTGGAGTTTATTTCTATGATTTAGAAATATTTGAGGGCGATGCAGGAAGCGAAACTTCTGTAACGAGACTTATGCAAGGTAAAGTAACTATTAACCCAGAGGTTACGCGATAATGACTATTACTGTATCTGTCACTAAAGATGTCACAGACCTTTCGGTTACTGACACTGAAACAAGCCTAACTATTACTCCTAGCACGATTGAGCTAGGCGTAGTTAATGTTGCATTTAGTCAGGCTAGTTCAGCAGATGCAATTAGTTCAGATGCTACTGGTTACATTACAGCGACTACAGTGCAAGGCGCATTAGATGAAATAGGTGCTGACCCACAATTTACTACTACCCTAAAAAATAAGTTAGATGATATAGAAGAGGAAGCTAACAAACTTACTGCAGGTAGTAATGTAAATATCTCTGAGGGTGCTATTAACGCTGATGTATTAGGTGCATTACAAGCCGGTCAAAACATATCTATATCAGAAACAGGTGAAATATCTGCAAGCGCAGTAAGCCTGACTGATGTTTACACTGCGACTAACGAAGATGAGCATTTAGACTTAGACCCTACACCAAATCAGGGTGATGTTGTTATTCGTACTGACGAAAACAAGACCTATATTCACAATGGCGGCACATCAAACACAATGGCTGACTACACAGAGTTGGCAACAACTGGTGGCGTAAATTCAATTAATGGTGCAACAGGCGTTGTTTCTTTTGGCAAATCTAATCTAAGTGATTATGCGGCTAATGAGTTTATAGATTGGACTGTAAGTCAGGCGCAAGACATTCACGCTGGCAACTACACAAATACTACATATAGTGCTGGCTCAAATATAACCATAAATGAAAATAATCAAATAAGCTCTACTGGTGGCGGCACAACTAACACTGCTGGCGATGGCATTAACATTGACGATGGTGCGATTAGCCTTAATACAGATTATTTATATGACACTATTAAATTTTCTTTTACAGGAGCAAATGCAGACAGTGGGGTATATGTAAGAACTGCACCAGATATATATAACCCCTCAGGAATAGATTTTCATGGATTATATGTTTATCTCGATGACCCAAGAGAAGATACAGATGTAAAATTATTAGCTGGATTTACTGTAGATGAATTTTTTGTAAGTGGTCGAGTTAATGTTAATGAGGCACTTAGGATAGATAATGAAACCGCATTGATTACTACTCCGCAAAATAGCTCAGACTATTCAGCCACAACTAAAATAAAACTAGGCGATGTCGTTTTTTGTAAAGATAGAAGTTTAAATGACAACAGCAAAAATATAGCTAATACAAAGTATGTTGATGCGGCTGTTGCAGACCTAGAGCAACACGTTGAGCCTTTACCCACTTTCACAGATACTAGATATGGTGGTTATTTATACTACAATCAAAATGATGCATTAGAGTGGAGAAAGCCTAACATCAATGTTTATGCAACTACACCAGTTGCAGATAATGAAGTAGATTTTTATGTAGCTGATTCACATATGCAGTTTCAAAGTTTTGGTGATTTAGGCGTACCTTTAACAATACAGGGCGGCACTGGTGTAACAGTAACGCAAACTGGCGGTAACGGATGTACGATTTCTGCAAACCCTGATGGCTTGCCAGATCAGACAGAAGCAGTTGACAACTACGTTCTGACTAGTGAATACAATGCTTCAGCTGGTGAAGGCACTGCTGTATGGACTGAATTAACGACAGCCGTATTACCTGACCAAACAGCCGCTAATAATAAATATTTAAAAAGCGTTAATGGAACAGCAACTTGGGAAGGGGTTGATGCATTCCCTGACCAAACAGATAACTCTGGTAAGTTTCTAACTACAAATGGAACTTTAACAAGTTGGGCAGAAGTAGATGCCTTACCTGCGCGAACCGCAGAAACAGATGGTCAGTTTTTAGCAAGTGATGGCGATGGAAATTCATATTGGGCAGAAACACAAACTAATATTCCTACGCAGTCTAGCCATACTGGTAAGTTTTTAACAACAGATGGCAATAGTCTAAGCTGGTCTACAATTAATACAGCAGGACAAACTGGTAATATAACATTTAGCTCTAGCACTATAAGTTCATCTGACACTGATACTGTAACCATTGGCGATAAGTTATTATGTAATGACACTATATCTGCCGAAGATATTAGCCTCAACAGCGCAGGTACTCCGAGCGTTATTAGCACATCTAGCTACAATATTACTGCACCAGATGGCGTATATTTCAATGGCTGTGCCGCGCCAGTTAGACAGTTTTTTGTAGAAATACCCAAGTATGGAAGTGATAACGACATATTGTATATTCAAAATGGAATTACAGTCCGATGGCGCACTGATGGTTCAAGTGAGCATTATGTATCTATAGCTTGCTTTAATGCAGGTTATAATAATAATAATGCTTTTGTTGAATGCAGTCTTGTGCAAACATATAGCCAAAGCGACCCAGAAATAAGTTTTTATACTAGAGCCGATGACGAATTTGCATCAACTTTTAAAACTTTTTTTAGCGATAGATTTTTTGAAGGTCGTTTGATGGTTAAAATTTATGAGTTATAAGACTTATCATGTAATTTCTAACAAGGGTTTTGATGTTCGTCTGGTTAAGGATGAACTAACTGCTGATAGTGGTAGTTCTGAAATTCCTACCAGACAAGTACAAATAACTGATACCTGCGCTGAATCTAAAAGATGTATTTCTTGTTTGCTAACAGAAGATGAAGCTAATCTTTTAATGAATGATGAAAGGATCAAATGTGTTGAAGCAGATGATCCTGAAACTGTAATAGTTAGCTACGCCACACAAGATGGCGACTTTAGAAGAAGTAATGATCCCGCACGAACTAACTGGGGGTTATTAGCACACAGTCATTCTGAACACGTTTACTCTGGAACTGATACATTAAAATCAGGGTTTACACACAGCATTGATTATTCATTAGCTGGTGAGGGTGTCGATATTATCATTATTGATGAAGATATGATTGACCACCCAGACCTACAAGATGAAAAAGGTAATACTAGATTTATAAAGCACAACTGGAATAACACTTGGAATCAGGCTTATCCTGATAATATTGACGCAAAAAAATATTTTCTCGATCCTGAAAAGTATTATAAAGATTATGAAGATAATCATGGAACATCATGTGCGAGCATGGCGGCTGGTAAAGATTATGGCTTTGCTAAAAAGGCACATATATATTTTTGTAAGGCTTATTTTGCAAATCCACTTATAGGGCCAACTACTTGGCTACAGTTAATAAGGGTTTTTCACGAAAACAAAGGTAACAATAGACCAACAATTGTAAGTGGTAGTTTCGGCTTAGCATGGAATGCCCTACAGTTTAATACTATAAGTGGCGGTGGCTTTCGAGATTCTGCAGATGATGAAATTGAAACATGGACTGTTGGCACAAGAACACAAGATGAATTAGCAGTCGCTTACAATCTGCGATGGAATGAGGCAGGAATGCCAGCACAATCCACGTTTTTAGATACTGCTACTGAAGAATTGATAGATGCAGGTGTACATTGTTTTTTCTCAGCAGGTAATAGAGGTATCAGGTCAGTTAAGCCAGATCATCCTGAGTATGATAACTACGTTAATACAATATTAGGTCAAAGATTTTATAATAGACCGCAATCACCATACCATACTGATGCTTTTCATGTTGGGGCAATTGCATCAAGTTCACTTAATGATAAATATAGGCTTGCGGACTTTACCAATAGAGGAAGTGCTGTTGACTTATTTGTAGCTGGCGAAGATACGCGATGTGCATCTACACAACACGACACACCATTGACATACGGATTAGAAGATTACCCGCGAGATAGTAATTTTAAAACGCAAAGATTTGGCGGCACTAGCGGTGCTTGTCCTTTACTTGCTGGCATAGCCGCTTTACATCTATCATCTATGTCGCATCTAACGCCTAAACAGCTAAAAGCAAGGCTTTTAAATGATTCTTGGGCTGGTATTGATGAAGAATCTGGCTACTTAGGTTCAAGAGCATTCACTGACTCTGTTAACAGAGTTGTCTACAATAGGTATAATCAAGCAGTAAGTGTTACATATAATAACGCACACCAAATGCAAGGTAATTTAGCTGTAACTAAAAAGCCTATATTTGAAACACAGTTACACATACAAGATAGATCGTTTGGCAATCAAAAATATGGTATTTATAGAGAAGCTGTACCAGTTGAAGGTTATGATGCCGCATATTTTGCTAATGACGTTACTAGTTTTATATACCCAAATTCGACAATAGATGAGTTTTATTCCGAGATTCCTGAGACAGACCACAGGAAATTCACTTTGAGATTTAAAGGTGCAGAAGTGTATAATGGAAATTGGGAAAAAATACACGTTGATGTTTCTGGTGGTCGTGATTATCAGTCTGTAGATTTATTTAGAAAAGATGCTATATATAATGATGCTAGTAAAACATTTGTATGGAGAATAGAAAGCAACGTAGATATTAAAACAACTAACGCAGAGGCATCAGTGCCTTTTGGCATTCACCAACTAAAAAGATCAACTTTGTATATAATTTAGGCAATATTATGAACTTTCTGAAAAACATACCGCCTAGCGTAATACTTGTTCTTGTAATACAGGCTATTTATTTTATTGACTTCCAGTCAAAGCTAAATGGTAGTGTTGCTGAAAACGCTAAAGATATTGCTCGCAATGAAGCCAAGATCGAAACCCTATCTAGAAGCGTACAGAATCAAGAAGTATCTCTAGCTAGAATAGATGAGAATATCACTCACATTAGAGAAATAATGGAACGCATGAGCGGTGAATAATTGGCTTATAGCTATCCTATGTTTGTTTGCTAGTGTAGCTTTTGCGAATCAGCAAGAGGGTTCGTTAAATACTTATAACGGAGATAGCAGTACGGTCAGTTCTAATAACTCTGATGACAGCACTACCAATAATTATAATGGTGCTGGCAGTAGTTCAGAGATACCTGTTGGCTCTGCAATAACTCCTAGCTATATGTCTAATGGTATGGATACCTGTCTAAAAGGCACAGGCGGTAGCTTGCAGACAGTAGGTGTTGGCTTTAGTCAGGGCAGTTATGAGGTAGATGAAAACTGCGTTAGGCTCAAAGAAAGTAAATTATTATCTGATTTGAACATGAAAGTGGCGGCTATATCCCGCCTATGCGATAGCGTTAAAGTATTTCGCAGTATGCTACTTGCGGGCAGTCCTTGTCCGATAATCCAAAACTCTAGGTTGGTCGTGGGGAAACGAGCATTCTTGGCTATTAAGTCGAAGCCAGAACTATATATTCCTGACTACAAAAACAATGCCGATTACTACAAAGGCATCCTAAATATTGGAGAGGTAACAGAAGATGTTGAAGAAGATACTATGTCTATTAGCGATAAGTTCCGTAGCTCAAAGCGATCCGCTGAATGACTTAATAGATAGCTCATCTGCCATTGTCGATCAAATGACAACTGGTATTAAACTGGTTGGTGCGGCACAGGAATACGCACATCATGGCGATGCTTTGTCAGATGGTACGCTATCCAGTACAGCGCATATATCTAGCGAACAACTCCAAGCCTACAATAATGCTCTTAACGGTATGCAGTTTTATCTACCCTTCGGCTCTGTTCAAAGCGTACTAGAAGAAAGAGCGAGCGAGGAATTGAGCTTAATGACCGATGCTGTAGATGTGTTCACCGAGGTAGTAGTAGAAATGGTACAGGTGGCACAGGTAGCTGAGATGGCTGAGACTGCTGAAAGCCCAGCCGAACAAGAACAGGTGCAGGAGTTTGTAGCAGAGAATCAGGAAATGCTAACCATCAGCCAAGAGCAGGTCGATACATATAACTACTCTGTAGACAATATTGAGACTCACGCTAACAACGCATCAGCATTCATTGCAGTGGCGGCTAATACCGAAGCTGTAGACTTTTTACAGCAGGGCGCAGAGAACAACAACACAACAGCAGAGCAAGCTAACCTAAATTACAGCACAGCTAATCAATGGGTATCTATGTCTTGGGCTAATACAAATAACGCAACTGCTGTATACTTAAATGGTAGCGATGGTATTGGTTTGGATTTATATGTTTCAGAGGCAGAAGTTCTAATTGCTGGCAGTGAGTCAGAGTTTTTCCAGACTTCACCATTAGGTCAGGGCTATAGCTGTTTCATGTATGGAGAGGAATGTAGTGGGTATTGAAGATACAGAGATTAAGATAGGCGGCACTAGCTTTAAAGGTATTTATGTCGCAATTTTGTTGTCTTTAGCGACTAGTTTAGGGGGCGTGTTCTGGAGTGCCAGTAGCCTATATAGTAGACTAGAAGCAGTTGAATCAATTCAAGTACCAGATGTGCAACCTATGCAAGAAGATATACAGCTAATAAAACAACAGCTAGTAGATAACGATATAAGCCAATTACAGACGAAATTAGCGACTTTAGGCACTAACCTTGAAACTATACTCGATCAGCAAGAAAAGCTCTTAGAATTGAAAGGAGAGCTTTCTGGGATAGAGAATGAGATAGAAGCTATGAAAGGTGTTGTGGCAAAAGCGGAAGTTATCACAGCAGATAATCAGGCTTTAGAGGAGCAGTTAAAAGTAGCCGGTAGAGAGATCAGCGATTTGTGGATGGCGATGGATGATCTCATGAGCAACCCATTGAGGTAATTATGTTAGAGCAATTGATAGCACCAGTATCAGGTTTACTTGATAAGTTTATAGTAGACAAAGACCAGAAAGCGAAACTAGCGCATGAGATCAGCACTATGGCTGAGAAACACGCACAGCAGATTGCGTTAGCGCAGATAGAAGTTAACAAGGCAGAAGCGAAAGGCAACTGGTTTCAGTCGTCATGGCGACCTGCTACCGCTTGGGTATGTGTTCTTGGTTTTATGGTAAACTTTCTTATAAGTCCGATTGCTCATGCGTTTGGCATTGAAGTTCCACAGGCGGATACAACTGTAATGTTACCTGTATTAATGGGTATGCTTGGTCTTGGCGGCCTACGCACAATGGAGCGCGTTAAGGGAGTATCTAAGTAATGTATCAATACCACAAAGACAGGCCAACAACCCACCTGTATCACGATATAGTCAAAGGAAATATGTGGGATGCTAGGCCACTAAACATCTTTGGTTTTAACAGAACAATAGGCACAGCATTTGAAACAATCTGGGATGATGGCGGGAACTATACATTCCCTACATCAGCGACAGCAATGGATATTGTTTCTAGTTCTACTAGCGATACGATGCAGGTTAAGGTTAGCGGATTAGATGCTAACTACAACGAGGTCAGTGAAACACTTACTCTAAATGGTACAACGAGCGTAAGTGGTACAACGGCATTCCTGAGAATAAACAGCGCAATCATACTGACTGGCTCGAATGTAGGAAATATTACAATCAGCAGTGGCGGACTAACCTATGCTTATATAGGTGCTACTTTAGGAACAACACAGTCTAGCGTTTACACAGTGCCAGCAGGATACAGTTTATATTTGACTCGTATTGATGTATGCTCAGGTACTAACAATGGGCAAAAATATTTGACGTTCCGCAATGTCGTTACTACTAGTGCAGGTCGGACTTTACGAGTAGCCGAAGCGACATTCTCAACAAGTCAGGTTAGCTTTGATAGGCAAGTGCCATTCAAGATAGGCGAGAAATCAGACTTTCACTTTGAAGCTAAAAGCAGTTCTAGTGAAAATGAAGTCAGTATTTTTATCGAAGCTATTTTAGTTAAAGATGATTAGAGGTCGTTATGACAGAAGAAAAAAAGGCTAAACCGAAGAAGCCAAAGAATGTAGAGAACGAATACTTTTCGCACAAAGAATTGAAGTGCAAGCACACAGGTGAAAACAAGTTTGATCCTGAGTTTTTAGAAGTATTAACCAAGATTAGAAAAGAGTGCGATTTTCCGTTCGCTCTATCTAGTGCCTACCGCTCACCAGAACACCCCATAGAACAGCGAAAAAGCCGCGTTGGGGCGCATACAACCGGCAAAGCAGTAGATATACTATGTAGAGGCGATAAAGCTGTAGAAGTGATTTCAGTGGCTCTAGCTAACGGAATAACGCGCATTGGCGTACAGCAAAAAGGTTCAGGCAGATTTATCCATCTTGATATGTGTACCCAAGAGGACTTCCCAGAGATTCCAAACTACCCAGAAGAAACCATCTGGTCTTATTAATTCCTTTGTAGTTACTCCCTTGCCTCACTTATGTGGGGCTTTTTTTCGTCTATTAGTTAAATAATTGTTTTACTTTCTCTAAATATGTGATATGATCGCTTTACATTAATCAAAAACACAAAGGAAATACACATGACTTTAATCCAGCTACTAAAAAAACTTAACAGAGAAAATGTTAAGTACAACGCAGAAGCAACAATTAAGCATAATGCACAAGTAAACGCTTACATTGAAAAACTAATAGAAGGAAAAATGCAAACTATTGATGCAATATAATCTAACCGCCCCCGAAAGGGGGCAACCTAAGGAGTTAACTATGACAAAACTATATGAAGTGTATTTAGACGATAAGCTAATAAGCGGTATGCTGTTGACCAAAGAAAGCGCACTCAAATTAGCTGATGAATATCGAGGCAAAGGCTTAACTAAAATAATTTCAGTTAAAACTGTATAACCAAAGGAGTAAATTATGACAGACTTAAATAAACTTACTGACTACGAGGCTGGCGAATGGGACTGCGTACATGGCAGTCAAGCGGCAGAGTGTATGTCAGCACAATATTACGCAGGGTATGGCGATGCGTACGCTAGTGAGCAAAGCGCAAATTGGTACTCTGAGAAGAAATTTCTTGAAATCATGGGAGAAGCAAATGAAGTCTAGCGAAGAAACAAATGAGCTAGCCCTAGCGTTATGTTTGGCGCAGGGTCAGATGGGGGGTGCTGTTAAAGACAGTTCTAACCCATTCTTTAAATCAAGCTATGCAGACCTTACATCTGTTATCAAAGCAATTAAACAGCCTTTTGCTGATAACGGTCTAAGCTATACACAGTTCCCAGTTAGCAGTGATATTGGGGTGGGTGTAGCGACTAGGCTGATGCACGTTTCAGGTCAGTGGGTAGAGTCAGAGTTTGTTTTACCTATCGTAAAGCAAGACCCACAAGCGGCAGGTTCAGCAATAACCTACGCAAGACGGTACGCTTTGCAGTCTATTGCAGGTATTCCGACAGCCGATGATGATGCAGAATCAGCTATGCTACGATCCGATAAAGTAAAAAAAGATGAATATCAGGATATGATTGTTGACCTACTGCCTAGCGTTAAAGCTATCAAAGACGGCATAGCAACAGAAGATTACTCGACAGCTAACGAAGCATGGAAAGAGTTAAGCGACACAGAGAAGCAACTGCTATGGAAAGCACCAAGCAAGGGTGGAGTATTTTCTACCAAAGAACGCAACATAATGAAAACCCCTGAATTTAGACAAGCACTATAGGAGTGTATTATGAAAGTTGGAATAAGTGTAAGAATAGACGTAACAAAGATAGACAAAGAACGCCTGTACAAGGGAGCAAAAGGGACTTATTTAGACCTGACGACCTTTGTTGATACTGATAATAAAGACCAGTATGACAATAATGGGTTTATTAGCCACAGCCAGACTAAGGAAGAACGCGAAGCTGGCGAGAAAACACCAATACTAGGCAACGTAAAAGTGTTTTATACCGATGGTGGCGCGCCACAGAGTAGCGGCAAGGCTCAACAGGTAATGCAAGAAGCTGATCTATTGGAAGATGATATTCCGTTTTAGTTAAAAACCCCGCCCCCGAAAGGGCGGGTAAACCATAGGAGTGATGGCGGGGAAACCATCCCGACCAATTTAACACATAGGAGCATCAAATGATAGATTTTGGGAAGTCATTAAAGAGAGCGCAAGAGAGCAAGAATATAAACAGTAGCGATCTGGCTAGGAGTTTAGGCGTTCACAGGCAACAGGTTAACATCTGGCGTAATAAAAAGAATTGTAGACTGGATACAGCAGTTAAGATTTGCAAGGCTTTAGATTACAAATTAGACGAGTTTATTACCCTATAAAAGAAAACCCCCTGAAAAGGGGGCTTTACAAATGCAAGTATTATTGCAATACTCTATGTGCGGATAGAGAAAGGTTAGCTTAACACATTATTATAGTGTCTTGTAACATCAACCCCTTTCTTTTTTCGCGCTTTAGTTATCGGGCTAGAGGCTGGCGAATCTCTTAAATCAAACGCCAGAGCGAAGTTGACCCTCTTGACATAGCCCCTGATGCAGATCGGTTTCTGCGGATGGATAGATTAGATATTCGATACGATAACGAAATAACCGCGAAGTTGCTCATGCCCTTTGATCGAAAATTTAGCTTTGCGAAGTTAAAGGGTTAAATGTGCATTTCAATATATATTTGAATACATAATATTTACTAAATCAGGCGAGGCTTGACCGAGCCATAGGAGATTAAAATGACACAACATGAACGTATTTATAACTACTTACTCGAAAACAAAGTAATCACTGCTAGAGAAGCAATGCTTGATCTAGGTATCTACAGGTTGTCTGCAAGAGTATCTGAGATGCTTCAAGATGGATTCAGTATCAGCAAGAAAAGAATCACTGTTAAAAACAGATGGAACGAGAAGTGCAATATAGTTGAATACAGTTTAGGTGCTGACAATGTTGCTTAATAACGGTGATACCTATACGCCGGAAGATGCTGATGTTATTGCATGGGAAAAATCTTATCCTGCTATCAATGTTTACCAAGAGCTTAATGCAATGGAGTCATGGCTTGATGCCAACCCTACGAGGAGAAAAACGCCTAAAGGGATTAAGAGGTTTGTTAACTCTTGGCTGGCCAGAGCGCAAGATAAGGGTGGATCACCGCAGGTTAAGAGCAAGACCCATAGCATCAGGAGCAGAAACATAGAAGATAGCCTAGCGGATGTTAGCTGGGTACAAAACGTAGAAGCAAAGAACAGAGCCATTAACTACTTTATGGGTAAGTATGGTTTCTACTGGGATGGAGAGAGAAAAAATGGGTAGTATTAAACGATTGGAATACAGAGGCAATCATCCTGACCTAGTCAATGGTCAGTCATATACATACAGAGAGTTTGCTAAGGTTGCAGGTGTTAGCTACAGAACATTTGTTAGCCGAGCTTTTAACAAGCGTTATATCTCTGATGCTGAGTTAGTGCCATTGAACACACATAAGATACCTAAGCAGTGGAAGAATAAGCCTGACCTGACAATTTCCAGAATGGAAACCTACTTGGATCAGGTAAGTCAGAACTGGCTTAGAAAGAGTCTATGACTCAGGGGGCATTTGTGAAGTTTAACTCTAAGCAGGATGTAGAGAAAAAGGCTAAGTACCTAATCGACAGTATGATGGATTGGGACTTTAGCCGCCCCCTTGCTGTTAAGCTAGAGCCATACCAGAACCCAAGAAGCCTAAACCAGAACGCCTTACTGCACATCTGGTGCAGGGAAATAGCTAAAGGCATGGAGAAGAAAGGCTTTAAGGTTACAGAGGGTGATGCACTGGAAGCATGGAAGCTATGGTTGAAGCGTAGGTTCATTGGGACAGATGATTTCCAGATTAGTAAGACAGAGATAAAGGGGCAAGTTAAGCGAAGTTCTGATCTAAATAAGGGTGATATGGTGCATTTTATGGATCAGTGCTATCATTGGGCGAGAGAGCAGGGGATAAACCTAACAATTCCAAAAGAATGCGAGTACGCGGAGTTGCTAAAACAACAGGAGAGCTAAGGGATGGACAAGATAGATCCAAGAACACTGTTAGAATTAGACATACCGAAAACCAAAAAGCAGATCGAGTACCTAAAAGCCGTAATAGAACATGGCACTCACAACAAGGCCGCTAAAAAATTAGGCGTTAACAGGCGATCAGTTGATAAAAGCATCAAAGCAGTAGAACACAAAGCCGCATTAGTCGGAGTTGCACCCCACCGAGACTTAACCCGCCAGACCGCAGAGGGATTTGAAGCCAAGCGAATCTCTACAGCATACAAAGACGATGGATCAGTAGCCTTGCAATGGGTTATCCAAGAGCCACATAAACGCGATATGCGCGCAAAGATTGAAGCCCTACTGGATGGCTTAACCGATGACTTAAAAGGGCTTAAAAAGCCACAGAAGCCCCCTAAAGAGGTAGATGAAGACTACTGCGCGCTCTATCTGGTCGGTGACCATCATTTCGGCATGTTAGCCTCAGCAGAGACCAAGCTAGATGATGAAAACTGGGATGTTAAGATTGCGACTAAGGTATTAACCAACGCAGTTAATAGATTGGCAGGTAGAGTTGGCAACGCTAAGACGGGTGTTTTGGTAAACGTGGGAGATTTCATGCATGAAGACGGCAAGCAAATGACCACAGCAGGAACGCCTGTAGATGTTGATACGCGCCTTAACAGAACATTTAGACTAGCAGGTAGGCTGTTCCAGACCCTTATTGATAAGATGCTAGAAGTGCATCAAGATGTTGTTGTAATCAACGTGCGCGGCAACCATGATTCTGACATAGCCTGTCACCTTTCTAGCTGTTTAGATTTACTGTACGACAGAGAGCCAAGAGTCGATGTGCTTAAAAACTACTCAAAGTTTATACACTGGGAATGGGAGAACAATTTATTTGTATTCCATCATGGTGATAGAATAAAGCATGAGCAGATTCTACAGGCAGTGATAACTAACCTAGATGATGAATGGTCGAAGTGTAAGAATCGCTATTGTCATTTAGGGCATATTCACCATCACATGAGCAGAGAAGTCGGCTCTATGCAGTTTAGCCATTGGGGAAGCCTAACAGCAACCGACCAGTGGCATTCTGATTCAGGCTACGGAGCAGAGCGTTCTATGACTGCTATTGTTTACCACAAGCAGTATGGCGAAGATTCCAGAGTCAAAATTAACGTGGATGCGGTTAAATGAGCAAAATAATAAACTTTCCAGATGGTGGCGATGATGATAATTCAGGAGATATTACAGTTAATAAAGAGTATTGTTCTACTTGTGGGGGCGGCCTTGAGTTGTGGACTTCTACTGATTTTGTGGCTTATGGTGTTTGCTCTCGTTGTGATCTGGGAGTTGGTACACAGCCCATTATTCTTGTATCGGGTACTGAGCATTAAATGGCAAAGCGCAAAAAAGCAACAGTAGCCCAAGAGGTAGAGAAAGCCGCCAAGCTATTACAGCGTTATGTAAGGCTAAAGGCATCTGATGATAATGGATACTGCACCTGCGTAACCTGCGGCAAGGTAGATCATTACAAAGCTATGCAAGGCGGCCACTTCATTCCCAGAGGCAGAACTATTTTTAAGCTATACGAACCCAATATCCAACCCCAGTGCCCCCATTGCAACTGCTGGGGCATGAAACAGGCTCATTATGTATTGCGTTATAGGGAGTGGATGGTTGATTACTATGGCGAGCGCAGGGTAAAAGCTATGGAAAAACTAGCATGGCGAACTGCACCTAAGTTTGACAGGCAAGAAGTCATAGAATTTCAAAAGGAATTAAAGGAAAAAATCAGGGATGAGGAGTACAGGATTGGAGAATATTAAAAAAATTAGCCTAAATGTATAAAAAGTGTTTGACAGATGTATATGTTTTGATTTACGCTATGCTTACTTAATCAAATCGGAGAGCAAAATGCGATTAACAATCAAAAAAATCAACCAAGCAGTGCAGGAAATTGAGCAAAGTTGGGAATTAGTTAAAGGTAATGGTTACTTTTACTGGTCGCATCCAACTGATTTTAGCTATTTAGATTGTGCAAGCATTCCTGTTTGCAAGCTAAATGATTTAACTCTAGACCGATGGATTGAGGAGTTTGTAGGTCGCAAACCTGCACATGGCACACTTGCTTACTACGATTCACTATAATGAGAACCCGCCCCCCTCGATAAGGGGGCAACTAATCAAACTGGAGAGAACAATGAACGACTTATATCAAAAAACTTATATGGATTTAAACGAAATTAAAAAGGCCAAAAGGGATTACAAGCCTATGTTAGCCGCAGTAGCCTTATTCGCTATGTATGTATTTGTATCAACTATGGATTACCAAGACTGCTTGCGAGGTGCTATGTCATGCTAAACACATTATTTGATGACTTTATTTGGGAGCATATTGACGTTATCCACTACAAAGAAGATTCGCGTTTAAGCGAGTTTAGCGATCAGGATAAGGATAAGGCAGTGCACCTATGGCTAAACAGCCACAGAACGTGGTTAGAGGACATTTACCCTGTATCATTCGGTAGAAGCGTAGGCAAGATTGCTACAGATATGCTATTTGGTAAGAAGCCAAACCACAGCAAGCTAATTTCTAACCTGTTTATTGCGATGGCAGAAGATTGCCCTGATGACTATGGCCGCGATGAGCAATGGTGGTCAGAAGCACTAGAGATACACCTAGACACAATAGTTAATCTAGGCAACTTTGCAGACGACCTTAGAGACAGAATCTACCTATATCTAGAGCCGGCTATTGAGGACTATGTATGGGAGAGAGCCGCAGACCTAGTCGCTGAAGATGCGAGGGAACGCCATGAGTAATAAAGAAGAATGGGAAAGATTACGCGACCAATACCCACCACTAGAGATCGAGTTTGACAAGGAAGAACGCACAGCGTTTGATCGATGGGTTGAGGGAATGGGATATGATGGTATTATACAAATAACGGGGAAAGACAATGACAAAGACAAAACAAGCAGTTAAAGAGGTAAACAGAATGGCAGATATAGCGATTTTAAAATCAAAAGTTAAAGGTTATGTATCAGATGCAGTTAAGTGGCTAGACGGCGAGTTCTACGGCCACAAGCGCGGAAAGCTGATATTTGTAGTCGCCATTGTAATCATGGCGTTAGTACAAGTTTCATAGTGTGAAACCCTAGAGTAGCAAGGCACCCTCCTGCCTGATTAGCCAGCTTGGTTCACTGGTGCTACGAAACGAACCATTACCTACAAGCATAACCAACATAATCAAATAACAGTAGTAGCCCCCTGAAACACTCTCTATAATCCCGCCTTAACCACCGAGGCATCCAATGAAAACCATCCTAATATTCGCAATTATTGCGCTAACTCTTATCGCCATTGATGATCTAGCAGGCAGAAAAACACCATCCAGAGAGCAACAAGAAAACTAATTGCTTGACTGTCAAACTTACGTTATGATTCTAAGTCATAGAAACTAATGCCAATGGCAAGGTACAGCTATGAACTTAGGTTTAAGTATGAGAGTATCAGAATGTGAGGAGAACGGTTGGTTCGATCTGTTGTCTAAGCTAGACGAGATAACACAGAGCCTAATCGACAATCCAAGCGCAGGGCATCAAATCAAAACAGCACTAGTATTCTGGAAAGATGCAGTAGACTGTCGTGCTAAAGGTTTACCCCCTGAAGAAGATGATATAATAATCAAAAATCCTATTATGAATGTCAGAGAGGCATTCGGAGCAGATATGTAAATGGGAAGACCCAAATGGATACCTGATGCAGAGATATGCGCTAGAGCTTCAGAAATGGCTTCTAGGGGATTAACTGTAGCTCAGATAGCTGATTGTCTAGGGGTAGCTGAGTCTACGTTATACAAGAAGCAAGATGAATACGTAGAGTTTATGGAGTCTATAAAAAGGGGTAGAAGTAAAGGAATGGATACAATCACCAATGCGTTGTTTGAGAAAGCAAAGGCAGGTGACAATACATCTATGATCTTTTACCTTAAGACAAGAGACAGAGAGAACTGGGGCGAGCAATACACAGAACCAGTCAAAGAGATACCACCTATCAATATAACTGTTCACCCTGATGCAATTAACAAAGCCTCAGAGTGAGATATTCTGCTCACCCTCTAGGTTCAGAGCGGTAGTAGCAGGTAGACGATTCGGCAAGACGTTTCTCTCAACAGGAGAGATTCTAAGAGCCGCTATCGGGGGTGCTAATAGAAACTGCTGGTATGTAGCTCCCACATATGGGGCGAGTAAGGAAATTGCGTGGGATATGCTTATACAAACTATCCCAGAAGAATACATAGCCAAGACTAATGAGACAGCGTTAACCATTAAGTTAATTAACGGATCAACGATTGCGTTAAAGGGTGCAGAGAAGCCTAACAACTTACGTGGTAGAGCCTTAGACTTTGTAGTGCTAGATGAGTTTGCAGATATGCGACCAGAGGCATGGTATGAAGTTCTAAGACCCTCTCTATCGGATAGGCAAGGTCATGCGCTGTTTATCGGCACACCTAAAGGCAGAAACCATTTCTACGATCTATGGGCTAGTGGCTTAGATGGCGCGGATGGATGGGATAGCTTTCAGTACACAACCTTACAGGGCGGCAACGTACCACAGCATGAAATAGACCAAGCTAGGAACGATTTAGACGAGCGTACTTTTAACCAAGAATATTGCGCCGAATTTGTTACTTACAGCGGTTTGATATATTATGCCTTTAGTAGGGAACTATCCGTTGTCAATGTAGACGATAATGGTGGTACACTACACATTGGTATGGACTTTAACATTGATCCTATGAGTGCTGTTGTATGCTTACGGCATGGGCAAGACTTACAGGTTATTGATGAACTAGTTCTATATGGATCAAATACAGATGAGGTTGTTGCTGAGATAAAGGATCGTTATCCTAATCGCAGTATAATTATCTACCCTGATCCAGCATCAAGACAGCGCAAGACTAGTGCTGGTGGTCGGACTGATTTGTCGATCTTACAAAACGCAGGATTTAGCGTTAAGGCGAAGAAAGCTCACCCGTTGATCAGGGATAGAATCAATGCGGTTAATAGTCGTTTGCTATCAGGTGATGGCGAGCGGCATTTGTTTGTTAGCCCCAAGTGCAAGCAAACCATTAAGAGTTTAGAGAGACAGACTTACAAAGAGGGTACGAGTATTCCAAACAAAGATGGCACTGATCACATGAATGATGCGTTAGGCTATCTGGTTGAATACCTGTTCCCAATAAGAACCGAATATAATACACCGCAACCGACTAGGTGGACTTGATGAGAGATATTGAATATACACACCCCGACTATGATGCTTATAAAGCCAGATGGGAGTTCTATCTGCGAAGCTATATGGGGGGCGATGATTATAAAGGTGGTAGCTATCTAACAAGCTATGTATCTGAGGGCAAGGAAGAATACGCAAGACGTATAGACCTAACCCCAATGGACAATCACTGTAAGAACATTGTTCACATCTATTCCAGTTTTCTATGGCGTGTACCGCCAACAAGAGCCTTTAACAGCCTTTCTAACAACGCCGCACTACAGCCATTTATAAAAGATGCTGACCTTGATGGTCGTAGCTTTGATGCGTTTATGCGACAGGCGCAGGTTTGGTCTAGTGTATATGGTCACGTATGGTTAATGCTTGATAAGCCTCAGTCTAATGCCAGTACAAGAGCAGAAGAACTAGAGCAAGAGATTCGCCCTTATATGACGTTGATAACACCAGAGAACGTGTTTGACTGGAAGTATGAGCGCACCCCCAGTGGTAGATTCAAGCTGACCTATCTTAAGGTTAGAGAATCTATTGACCGAGTTACAGATACAGAGACACAGATATATTGGCGCGTATGGCGTGAAGATAGAATTGAATCATGGCGCACACTAAATGATACTGATGAACTACTAGAGACTATTGATAACGCACTAGGAAAAATACCTGCTGTATTCCTACCTGCTAATCGCTCTGTATTGAGAGGCATTGGCATATCAGATATATCAGATGTATCGCATATGCAACGAGCTATCTATCAGGAACTATCAGAAGTAGAGCAGTTAATTAGAATCAGTAACCACCCAACACTGGTTAAGACTTACGAGACAGATGCTAGTGCAGGAGCAGGTGCAGTTATTAACCTACCTGATGATATGGATGGCGCATTAAAGCCTTACCAGATGCAACCTAGTGGTGCTAACCTTGACGCTGTAAGAGCATCTATTGTGGATAAGGTAGAAGCTATAAACCGTATGTCACATATGGGTGCAGTTCGAGGCACAGAAGCTATGACCCAATCAGGCGTAGCAATGCAGACAGAGTTCCAGATGCTTAACGCCAAGCTATCTGAGAAAGCCGATCTATTAGAGTTAGCAGAAGAGCAAATCTTTGACCTGTTCTGCCGGTGGCAACAAGTAACTAATGACGTAGAGATATTCTACCCTGATGCGTTTGATCTACGTGATTACGACAAAGAGTTATTGTTCCTACAACAGATGAGAGCAACAGGCGTACAGTCAGAAACCTTATCGCAGGAAATTGATAAGAAGATTGCTGACTTATTACTTGATGATGAACACTTAGTTAAAGCCCACACAGAGATTGAGTCTGGCGCACAGCGCATTGGCAACTTTGCAGATGAGATAACTAATGGCGGCTGATACTGACCACTACAACATTGTTGAGCGGTTAGCTGAAAGGCATGAAGAAAGAATAGCCTCTGCACTTGTTAAGCTAGAAGATAGAGTTGCAGACCTAATGGCTACAGCACCGTTACGCGATGGTCAGTTGTTTGATTTAGAGTGGGCGTTAAACGCTAGAACAGAATTACGTCAGGCTATAACAGAAGAATACCTGACTGAGGTAGATAGCATAATCAGGGACTACAACAGTGTAGCTGATGATGCAGTAGCAATGCTTGGAACATATGGCGATATTGCTGAACTTGATCGCGATGTTATTAGCCAACTACAGAGAATGTCTTTTCAAGGCTTAGAAGATTTAGGCACAGAGTATTTAGATGTGCTGGCAAAGCAAGTTTATGAAAGTACGCTAACTGGTACAACCTTTGCCGCTAGTGTTACAGCAGTTAAGGCTACTGTTGGTGATGGCATGAGTAGATATGTTAAACAGCAGGTGCATGATTCGCTGACACAGTTTGACAGGACTATTAACGCTAAAGTTGCATTAGATTCTGGTGCTGAGAAGTTTGCCTATCGCGGCCCTGATGATGAAGTGACAAGAGACTTTTGTGATAAGCACGTTAATAAGACTTACACAATCGATGAGATAAAAGAAATATGGCAAGGCGAATGGGCAGGTAAAAGCAGTTCTAATGCCTTTGCTACAGCAGGTGGCTATAATTGCCGCCATAGATTCAGACCAGTATTTGACTAAGAGGTGTATTATGCCAAGCGGAAAAGGTACATATGGATCAAAGGTCGGTAGACCTAAGAAAAAGAAACGCAAGACAAAGAAATAACTTGTGTTAAACTATTAATTCACCAACTACTCCTTGTGAGGTTCGTAACATGAGCGATGAAATCATGGAAACCGTAGAAGCTGAAACTGAGACAGCGGCAGTAGAAACTCAGACTAAGACGTTTACGCAGGATGAGCTAGACCGAATCGTTGCAGATCGTATTGCTAGAGAACAGCGCAAATTTGATAAGAAGCTAGGTGGCATCAACTTAGATGAAGCTAAAGAGCTACTGACTCAGAAAGAGCAGACTGAACTAGAGCAACAGAAACAACGTGGCGAGTTTGATTCTATCCTAAAGCAAACAGTCGAAAAGAAAGACGAAGTAATCAACAGTTATAAAGCTAGACTGCAAGAGACGTTAATTGATGGACAGTTAACTAGTGCCGCTAGTCGTAATAACGCCGTTGATACAGCGCAAGTAACTGCTTTATTGAAAGGCAATACTCGACTAAATGAAGATGGGGCGGTCGAGATTGTGGATTCTAACGGAACACCGCGTTACAATGACAAAGGTGATCTGTTATCCGTTGATGAAATGGTTACAGAATTTCTAACTGTAAACCCACACTTTGTACGTGCCTCACAAGGCGGTGCTGGTAGTATGGGTAGCGCAGGTGGCTCTACTCCGAAGCCTCAATCGGTGGAATGGATGGTCGAGAATTGGAATAGCGGTGGCAAAGAAGCCTATGCCGCTACGAAGAGAAAGACCTAATTATATTTTTTCTTTCTATTTATTGAGGTTATTATCATGGCATCATCAACAAGCACAACTTTAGACGATCTATTTGCAAATATTATTGCACAGGCTCGTTTCACTGCTGAAGAACAATCCCTAATGTTAGGTCTTGTAACTCAGTACAACATTGCTGGTCAAGCTGGCAAAACAATCCAAGTTCCTAAGTACCCTGCAATCGCGGCGGCTGGCTTAACTGAAGGTACTGACATGAGTTCAACTACTGTTAGCACTTCATCAGTTGAAGTTACTGTTGGCGAAGTAGGCGCACAGGTTGTTCTTACTGACCTAGCGGCTATGGGTGCTGGCAACCCTGCTGATGAGTTAGGTACTGTTCTTGGTAACGCAATTGCTACTAAGATCGATACTGATCTTATTGGTCTATTCACTGGCTTTAGTGCTGGCTTTGGCGCGGCGGCGGCAGAATTGACTGTTGCTGATCTATTCAAAGCGGCGGCTACTCTACGAGCTAACAAAGTGACTGGCTCTATGGCGGCTGTAGTACATCCTTTCCAAGCGTATCAGCTAAAAGCTGGCTTAACTAATACATTTGCTAACCCTAACGGTGGCGACCTACAAAACGAAGCTATGCGTAATGGCTACGTTGGTTCTATCGCTGGTATTGATGTATATGAGTCTGCTAATGTTGCTATCGATGGTAACGATGACGCTATCGGTGCTGTATTTGCTCCTGAAGCTCTTGCAATCGCCCTTAAGTCTGATTTCAACTTAGAAGTACAACGTGACGCATCACTACGTGCTAACGAGTTGAACGCTACTGCTATTTATGGTGTAGCTGAGTTAGACGATGACTTTGGTGTTAAATTGACTGCTGACGCGGCACTTTAATATTGAACAACCCCCTGCTTCGGTGGGGGGTATTTTATCTGAGGTTAATATGGCGATTACATATAGAGGCGAAAGGTTCAACGGCTATAATAAGCCAAAGCGAACATCTGGTCATAAGACTAAGTCTCACGCCGTATTAGCTAAAGATGGAGATAAGGTTAAACTGATTAGATTCGGTCAGCAGGGGGCAGATAACAAGCCACCTAGAAAAAACGAATCAGCGGCAGATAAAGCAAAGCGTAAGGCGTTTAAAGCGCGACACGCTAAGAACATAGCCAAAGGCAAAATGTCAGCGGCTTATTGGGCAGATAAGGTGAAATGGTAATGGCATTTAGTACAGACTCAGATTTGATTTCATTAGTGCCTGATATTTTAGAATTAGGTATTACGTCATTCAGTGGAGAGCATACAAAGGCTCAAAGCGACATTGTACGAGAACTACGCATTAACTGGTGGGACAGGAAAGGGTTAACAGGTGATATCAATACTGATTACCTGACTACGTCACAGTTCACCAGATGCGCGGCCTACTTAGTATTATGGAAATACGCTTTACCACAACTTACTAATTGGGTTGATGGCGATAGATACCAAAGCATGATCACTTTCTACAAGTCTCGTTATGGCGAAGAACTAGAAGCCATTTTAAGAGATGGTGTTGAATACGATGCTGATAATGATGGCAGTCTCACACAGGCAGAGAAAAAGCCTGTTCACAGCGGTAGACTGAGTAGATAATGCAGGTAAAAGTTACTTCTAATGCTAAGAAAGTAGAAGCGGCATTAAAGAAGAAAGGGAAAGATATTGATAAAAGCATGAAGCGTGCGTTATCGCGTACAGCTTTGGCAGGTATTAATATAATAGAAGATAGAACGGATGCAGGAATTGGTTACAAGGGTGGGGCGTTTAAGCCATACTCAGAGAAGTACAACGCATTTAGGCGTGGTAAAGGTAGAGGCTCTAATGTTGATCTACAGTTTACTGGGCGAATGCTAGGCTCTATGACAAGTAAGGCAGATAGAAAGAAAGCCACAATCTTTTTACTAGAGCAGAAGAATCTAAAAAGGCGGCTATGAACAATAAGACTAGACCGTTTTTTGGTTTTAACAGAAAAGAAGAGAAGCAACTTGCTAACGTATTCTTTAAGGCGATTCTATGAGCATAAGAGAAGATATAGCTTCAAACTTGGTTGATACCATTAAGGCAGTTAAAACGCCTGTAGCGGTAAAATATGCGACCAGAGAGCCATTCGATTTTGA